GAATGTCAAAAACGAATCTACCGGCCAGTGGGAGAAGCAGCCATATTACTCAATCGACGACAAAGTACCTTACGGCCATGGTGAGAAATCCGTCTACATCATTTCCGGGTTCATGCGCTTGACCCGTGAAGAAGCATTTGCGATCAGGTTTCACATGGGTGACTATTCCGACAAAAACGTTCCGCAGGCATTCCGAATGTTCCCGCTCGCGCTGATGCTGCATATTGCGGACCTCGAAGCAACTTTTATTGATGAAAAGGAAGGTAAATGATATGTCCGAAAAAAATACTCTTGTCAAAACCGTCACCACTGCCGTTTCCACCGACGTGCGCGGATTCCTCGCGCGGGGCTCTCTGCAGCTCCCGGCAAACTATTCTGTGGAAAACGCGCTGAAATCTGCGGCGCTGTCGCTGCCCACGGTGAAGAACTTCCAGAACTGCACGCAGGAGTCTATAAAATCCGCTCTCATGTCCATGTGTGTGCAGGGCTTGAACCCGGATAAAAAGCAGTGTTATTTCATTGCATACGGCGAAACGCTCGCCTGCCAGCGTTCTTACCTGGGCGACGTTGCCGTCGCAAAGCGCGTTGACCCTCAGATAGAGGAAATTTACGCCGAGGCTGTCTATGATGGCGACAAGTTCGATTATGAGATTAAGCGCGGCAAAATCACCGAGATTCATCACTCCCAGAAACTTGAAAACAAATCGAAACCGATTATTGCGGCTTATGCGACGGTCCTTTATAAGGATGGCAGCGAGGTTTCCACGGTCATGACCATGGCGCAAATAAAACAGGCTTGGGCGCAGTCTACGTCACACCCGTTTGACGATAAGGGAAAATTGAAAGCTGACAGCGTTCATGCAAAGTTTCCGGAAGAAATGGCAAAGAAGACCGTGGTGCATAAGGCATGTAAGCCAATTATCGGCAGTTCGTCCGATTCCTCTCTGTTTGGAAAATACGCGAAGCAGTGTGCCGACGTTGCGGACGCTGCAGAGGTCGACGAGGAAGTCGGCGAGAACGCCAACCGGGAGTATGTAGAAACGGATGCGCATGAGGTCCCAGAAAATGTTGACCCGGAAACCGGCGAGGTTATCGAACCGGCCCCGCAGAAAGAAGCTGAACCGTTTTGAATATTAAAGTTATCGGTTCCGGCAGCTCTGGCAACTGCTATCGTATCGACGACGGAAAGACCGCGCTCTTAATTGAGTGCGGCCTCCCTATCCGAAAGATTAAAGCTGGCTGCGACTATAATCTTTCCGCAATTGCTGGGTGCATCGTAACCCATGAGCACAAAGACCATTCTCTGGCCTGCAATGATCTGATGAAAGCAGGGGTTGATGTTTACATGACTGGTGGAACCGCTCGGGTGTGCGGCGTGGAAGCATACCGACTGAAGCTATGGAAACGTAATTATTACGATGACATCGGAAATCCGTATTACCGCGCAGAGCGCATCGGCACTTTTACAGTCAAGCCCTATATGGCACATCACGACGCTGCCGAACCGGTTTTCTACCTGATTGAAAGCACAGCAGCCCACGAGTGTCTTCTGTTTGTAACGGACTCCTATTACATTGATTACCGTTTCAGCGGCCTGACTCACATCATGGTGGAAGCCAATTTCTGCGCCGATTCTTTGGCCGATGCGGACAACGATCCGCGGCGTTCACGGCTGCGTCATTCCCACATGTCATTGGAAAACTGCATTGGCTTGCTGAAAGCAAACGACCTGAAAAGCTGCCGCGAAATTTGGCTGATTCATCTTTCGAGCAGCAATGGCGATGCGGAAGAATTCAAACGAAAAGTGCAGGAAGCAACGGGGTGCGCCGTATATGTCGCATGAAATCCGAAGCTATCAATCCGACCTAATTCAGACCACCCGGCAGGCTTACAGAGACGGCTTTCACGCTCCCCTGATAGTTTTACCATGTGGCGGAGGAAAGTCCATTATCGCGGCGGAAATGGCACGAGCGGCGACAGAAAAAAACAACCGCGTTTTGTATATCGTTCATCGGCAGGAGCTTTGCGAACAGATCCGCAGCACATTCCGATGGTGGGGCGTGGATATGAATCTCTGCCGCATCGGCATGGTTCAAACAATCTGCCGACGCACAACAAAAATCCATGTGCCGAGGCTAATCATTATCGACGAATCGCATCACGCTCTGGCCCGCAGTTACCGAAAAATCTTCGAAGCGTTCCCGAACGCGCAGCGCGTGGGAATCACAGCAACACCGGTTAGGCTGAACGGCGGCGGCCTCGGTGACGTTAACGACAAGCTCATTGTGGGCGTTTCTACAAAATGGCTGATTGAACATAGCTATCTGGCACCCTACGAATATTACGCGCCGACCGTCGCAGACCTAACCGGAATCCACACGCAGCACGGAGAATATGCAACAGATGAAGTCGTCAAAAAACTCAACCAATCGGCAATCTATGGCGACGTGATCGGGTATTATCGGCAACTTGCGGACGGACAGCAGGCTATTTGCTACTGTGCTTCGATTGAACATTCTCAGAACATGGCCGCGCAGTTTCGGGCGGCAGGAATTACCGCAGAGCACGTCGACGGAGAAACGCCGAAGCAGGAGCGAGCAGATATTATCGGTAGGTTCCGCTCTGGTGAAATAAAAATCCTGTGCAATGTGGACTTAATTTCCGAGGGATTCGACGTTCCCGACTGCAGCGTTTCAATTCTTCTCAGGCCGACGAAGTCTTTGACACTTTACATTCAGCAGTCAATGCGCTGCATGAGATACAAGTCCGGAAAAAAGGCCGTGATTATCGACCATGTGGGAAACTACGCACGGTTTGGCTTGCCGGATATGGAACGAGAATGGGATTTGACGCCGAAGAAGCCCGGTAAGAAAAAAGAGGAAACAGATTTTAAAATTCGGCAATGCCCGAAATGCTTTTATACGCATGAATGGGCCGAGAGCTGCCCGCACTGCGGCTATGTTTATCCCGTTAAGGAACACAATCTTGAAGAAATTAAAACAGCGCGCTTAGAGCAGATAAAAGGCATTGTGCTTGATTATAAAACGCCGAATGACTGCCAAACGATGGAGGAATTAAGGGCATATGCGAGAAAACATGGATATAAACCTGGATGGGTATGGTACCAAGCGCGGAAAAGAGGCATTATCGCATAATGAAATTGACAATGCAATTATATCATGACAATTTTCAGAACTTTAAATGTTACAACATTCCGAAGGCACAGCTTATCATAGCGGACATTCCGTACAATCTCGGAAATTATGCCTACGCCTCCAATCCAGAATGGTATGTCGGCGGCGATAACCGAAATGGTGAAAGCCAAAAGGCAAATAAGCAGTTCTTCAATACTGATGGGCGCTTCAAGATTCCGGAATATATGCACTTCTGTTCGCGACTGTTAAAGAAAGAACCAAAAGCCAAAGGGCAGGCCCCGGCCATGATTGTATTTTGCGCTTATGACCAAGACCAGATGCTAATTGACTACGGCAAAAAGTACGGATTTATGCACAGCTATCCGATATTTTTCATCAAGCATTTTTCGGCACAAGTTTTGAAAGCCAACATGAAGATTGTTGGCGCAACGGAACACGCAATCGTGCTTTACCGCGACAAACTTCCCAAATTCAACAATGGCGGCAGAATGGTTTTTGATTGGTTTGAGTGGCAAAAAGACAATCCAGTGCGCTATCCTAAAATTCATCCGACGCAGAAGCCGGTTGCCATGCTGAAAAGGCTAATCGAAATTTTTACGGATGAGGGTGACGTTGTAATTGACCCATGCGCCGGAAGTGGAACAACACTACGGGCGGCTTATGAGCTAGGCCGCAATGCATACGGATTCGAGGTGGACAAAAAATTTTACGAAGCTACTCAAGAAAAGATGCTTAAACCTGCGTGGGAAGAACGCAATTATAAACAGCAATCATTTTTTCAGGAGGCTGCAACATGACTGAATCCGATATCCAAAATCAAATCCGTGTCGCGCTATCTGATTATGGCTGTGTTTTCAGAACAAATGCGGGCGACTTCTGGCAGGGGGAACAGGTTTATTCGCAGGAATTCAAGCAACCGGTTTTAATTCATTTGCGCCGTGTCTGCGGCCTGCCAAAAGGATTCTCCGATTTGCTTTTCTGTGGGTTTGACAGCCGAACGGCGTTTGTTGAAGTAAAGCAACTCCACGGCAGAATCAGACCCGAGCAAACCGATTTTCTCGCGCTCATGCAGTCTTACGGGTATGCTGCTGGGATTGCCCGCAGCCCGGAAGATGCATTAGCAATCGTGCAACATAAATCCATATAGCAGGAGGTTAAAATATTATGGCATACAGTGTAAATTATGACGAAGCGGCGGAAGGTTCCGAGCTGATCCCGGAAGGAGAATATGAGTGCATTATCAAATATGCGGGCGAGGATGCTACAAAAGGCGGAACCGTTTACATGGGCGTCACGTTTGTGGTCCGCAATGATGTCGACCAGCCATGCAAAAACAAATACATCTGGCATCACATCTGGCAAAAAAAAGAGCCGTCACCTGCCGATCTTGCTTGCAGCGGATATTCGAGCAAGCAGATCAACGCGGTTTCAAAAGCCGCAAAGCTGCCAAACGGCAAAAGCTATGATTCTCTCACTGACTGGGCCGACGAACTGAAAAATAAATGCGTGCGCGTCACCGTGGAACACGAAGAATATAAAGGCAAAACCAATGCAAAAGTGAAATGGGTAAACGAATCAAAACACCCAGACTGCCGGCATAAATGGAAGGGCGCGGACGACGTTACCGGAGAAGCTGCTCCTGCCGAAAACACTACCGAGGAATTTCAGGAAGTCAAAACAACATCCGAAGACGATTTGCCATTTTAATCCGGGGAGCTGATTATTTTGTACGAATGTATCCCGCAGGAACTCCGCTCGGTTCCAAACTGGTGCTGCTGGCAGGCGGCACCAGACCCCGGCCGCCCGGGGAAAATCAAAAAAATACCCATTAACGCGCGTACCGGAAAGCAGGCACAGTCCAACAACCCGAAAACATGGTGCAGCTTTAGCGAGGCTGTTGCGGCTTCTGGCAGCTTTTCCGGCATTGGCTTCATGTTTACCGGTTCCGGGCTTTTCGGCGTTGACATCGACGGCGTGGAGGGCGCAATTGAGGACTATAGACACGGAGAGACAGACAACATCATTGCGGAGTTTATTTTCACTTTACAGTCTTATGCCGAATACTCGCAGAGCGGGCACGGAATTCATATCATTTGCCGGGGCAAGCTTCCGGCAGCCGGCCGCCGCCGAAAAAATGTCGAGATGTACGATTCCGGCCGGTTTTTCATTATGACTGGAAATTGTGCTTCCGAATTTGCCGAAATTACAGACTGTACCGAACGAATCAAGCCTCTGCACGAAAAATACATCGGGTCTGGGACAGAGCCGACAACTGGGGTTGCTCCAGCCGCTCCGCTGAATTTATCCGAATCTGAAATCATTCGATTGGCCGAGGATTCCAAACAGGGCGAAGCATTTCGGACACTGTACTCCGGGAAATGGGATTCAATCTATACGTCACAATCAGAAGCTGATCTCGGTTTCTGCAATATGCTCGCATTCTGGTGCGGATGCGACGAACAACTCATGGACAAGATTTTCCGCTCCTCCGGACTAATGCGCGAGAAGTGGGACCGAAAGCAGTCTGGAACTACATACGGCCATATTACGTTGCAGAAAGCGATCAAGGGCTGCAGCAAAACTTACCAGCCAAAATCGGAATATCATATCGTAATCGGGCAGCCCACCGCAAAACCGAAGAAAAAGAAGCTCTATTCTTTCGACGACACCGGCAACGCAGAAAGGCTTGTGGATACATTCGGTGACCGCATTCGGTACAGCTATGTCAATAAAGCATGGCTGTACTACGACGGTCGGAAATGGTGCTTCGACGTGACCGGCGCAATTCACCGCATGGCTGACGAAATTATTGAAACCATGCGTGGAGATATGGACAACTACGTCAAAAACGCGCCGCAGAGCTGGGGCGATCCTGACGTAATCGAAAAAAGTTTCATGAAACATTTGAAGCAGTCCCGCTCCAATCGCTCAAAAAGCTCCATGATCGCCGAAGCGCAGCACCATGTTCCGATTACGCCGGACCAACTCGACACCCACAGAGAACTTCTCTGCACGCCAAATGGGATCGTCAATTTGAAAACCGGCGAGCTGCAGAACCATGATAAGGATAAATTCATCACGAAAATTGCGAACTGCGAATTTACTGACAAGATTGACCATCCGCTGTGGGACTCATTTTTAGAGAGCACTTTCGGCGGGGACCAGGATCTGATTCGGTACATTCAAAAAGCAATTGGCTATTCCATTACAGGATCGACGCAGGAACAATGTGCGTTTTTCTGCTACGGGACCGGGAGAAACGGCAAGTCGACGTTCCTCGAAACCATATCGGACGCGCTGGGCGACTATGCAACAAATATCCAGCCTGAAACAATTATGGTCAAGCCTGGGACCAGTGGGCCAACTTCCGATATTGCTCGGTTAAAAGGTGCTCGTTTTGTAAACTGTGCAGAGCCAAACGAAGGAGTCCGGCTGAATGAAGGGCTTGTCAAACAGCTCACCGGCGGTGATAAGGTCACGGCTTCAAAAAAATACGAAAACGAATTCGAATTCTACCCGGAATTTAAGCTCTGGATGTCCACAAATCACAAACCCGTGATCCGCGGCACGGACGTCGGTATCTGGCGTAGGATCTGTCTGATTCCGTTCACAGTCTGTATTCCCGAGGATAAGGTCGACAAGCACCTGAAATTCAAGCTGCAGCGCGAGCTTCCCGGCATCCTGAAATGGGCCGTTGACGGCTGCCTGATGTGGCAGAGAGAGGGCTTAAAACAGCCCGCCGCTGTCGCTGCAGCTACTGCCGAATACCGTTCCGAAATGGACGTTATCAGTGCGTTTATCGCTGACTGCTGCATCGTGACTAACGATCCGCGTAGAGAGAGAGCAAAAGACATGTTCTCCGCTTACGCAAAATGGGCGAAAGAAAATAACGAGTATGAAATGAAGTCGACGAAATTCGGCAGAGAAATGGCGAAGAAATTCGATAAAGGTCACGATATGAACGGCGCTTATTATCTTGGAGTTCGGTTAAATGATGAATACGAACCGTATCAAGTAAAATTTGGTTCTTAAAAGTAATAATATGACGGGTCTAATGACGAGTTTATGACGGGTACAAAATTGCCAATAAATCCAGTACTGATGCGGGTTCGAGCTATAAAAAAGTGCCATGACGGGTACCGTTTTCTAACCTTTATATATAAAAATAAAAAGATATATATATAAGGGTATAGAAAAAATGAAAAAAATAGGGCCGAAAAAGTGGTACAAACCCGCATGTAGACTGAATAAAATAGGATTTTCAACCCGTCATGCAACCCGTCATTATAAGAAAGAAAGTGGATTTTATTGAAAAAAGTTATATCTCTTCAAAATCTTTCCAGAATTACGGGGTTATCAAAGAAGATGCTCCGCGAAGATATAAATAATGGCACTTTGAAAATCAAGCGTTATCGGGCAAACAATTCTTATGAAATTGAATCTGACGATCTAATTTCTTATTGCGGATTAATGCACTACTCATATTGCGGACGCGAACGCGCGGATTTACCGGAAAACGTAAAGGCAAAATTTGAAATGCTGCCGGATAAAAGCAGCGGGAGGAAAATTTGATGGATCAGAAATATTTATCAGAAATCAAGGCAAGAGAGCATGAGGCCAACCATGAATGATAATCTTGTAACTATCGAACAAACGCAGGAATTTTACGAATTCTTGCAAGGGCAAATTCCCGACAATGATGCACAGAAAATCACTTTCACGGATCCGCCGAAGGTCAGCAAGGAAACCGCCGTTGACATTATTTATTACTTGCAAGAAGTAATGCACGTCATTCCGGATACATACGAGAGCTGTAAAAAGTGCGGGGATTTCTTTGATTCGGATAATGACGGCTGTTTGGCCGGCTTCTGCGAATGCTGCGGTTGCCAGTATCCGAAATTTGAAGATCAGGACGAAGGCTGTGTGAAGTGCGAGGAGGCTCTTTATGAAAGTGCAACAGATTGATTTTACGCCGCTCGAAGTGGCTGAAACACTCGAAGATATCGCCGCCGTGTCCGATCTGAAAGCGGTAGACGGTGCCAGAAGTGGGCTTGTGAATCTTTCCAAAAACGATGCAAGCAGCCTACGAGTAATCGCCTCAATGCTTCGCAAAATCTCCGCAGGAGAGTATACGCCGGTGGTGCATGCACAGTGGGAAGAGGTAAATCCAGGGCATGACATTTTGTTTGAATGCTCAAACTGCGGAAGAATTATCTCTACAAGCTGGGGGAGCTGTGAAGACGAGGACACGAAAGGAAACAATGGATGCGACCCGACGGAAGAATGGCTGTGCTGCCCCACGTGTGGCGCTCCGATGGACGAAAAGGGTGATAGCCATGATCTGTCCGAAATGCGGCAGCAAACGGATGAAGGTAATTGATTCACGGCAGGATGATCTTGGCCGCACCCGGCGGACCCGAAAGTGCCTGACATGCGGGTGCAAATGGAAAACGTATGAGGTCGATGCGGACATGTTGCAGCGGCTGATGCGCGGATATAGAGGTGATAAAATTGTCAAGCAAGCGTGATCTGAAGCTGGACGAGTACAACATTGGAAAGTATGCTTACCGGGAATTACATAACTTCTGCCTGCAGTATCCGTATAAAAAGCAACGCCTTGCCGATTTGCGAAGCCCATACCATTCACCGGTGATTACAGGGTTACCGCATGGAAACGATGCAGGGCAGCCCACGGAAGACAGCGCGGAGCGGGCAGCAATACTTTCCCATGACTGCGAAATGATCGAGCAGGCGGCAATACAGGCGAGTTCGGAGGACTACCAGAATTTAATACGGGCAGTTACTCAGGACATGCCGTGGTATTATTTGAGGTCAATCTATGGGCTGAAAACATGTGAGAAATATTTCAGAGACGCGCAGCACCGGTTTTACTATCTTCTGGCCCAAAAGAAGAAAATAATTTAATCATGCCGTTCTGAGGACGTTCTTTCGTGATTTAATGATATCAGTGGAAGCACGGGATGATCTTCCATCACTCACATTCCTCCCGGCGCCGTCGTTATGGGCGGCGCTTCCTATGCGGCGGTCGGTATCCCAATAACTCTGACGCTGGTTCGACTCCAGCAGGCCGCGGCGAATACTTCGAGCGTCCAAAATGGGCGCTTTTTTATGCCAGTGTAGCTAAATCGGTTGTAGCAGCACAGAGTAAGATTGTGGTTATCCGGCGAAGCTGCGCAGCATTAACCGGACGTATGCGGGTTCGAGTCCCGCCACTGGTACAAACAATGGCATCCGTTATTAGCGGATGCCACCAAACTCTACAGGGGATTAGCTACGGCAGATAGGCCCGCAGCAGCAGCACCAACAGCGACAACGGGGATTCCAAATCCAACCACACCGCCAAGGACGGCAGCAGCAGTAATCATAGCAGCACATATTATCCCTCCTCTTTTTGTGGCTACCACATATTATGATGACATAACAAAAAATGTTATTTTTCGATACAAAAATACTTTTTCCGTATTTCTCAATGGCAATTTGCTATTCGTCTTTTGTCCACAGTTTCAACAAGATTGTCAATATCGTGTGGGCGCCCATCGCGGCGTCCATTTTTATGCCAAAAACGGAGGTGAGGCAGTATGCAGTGTCGGAATTGTTGGCTGAATGATTACAAACGCAATGGGGCGGATTACTGTATGCTGCCGAGATGCCCATATGAACGTTTGAAACGAGGTGGTGGACCATGTGGCAAACGAGAAAAATCTTATGTCGGCGAAAGAGCTAAACAGTCGCTTGACTCCTGAGGAACGCGCGAGGAACGCCCGAGAAGCTGGCAAAGCCTCAGGTGAGGCCCGTCGGGCAAAAAAGACGCTTCGGGAATATTCGGACTTTTTGCTTTCTCTCCCTGTTGCTGATCGCCGAAAATGGAACAAACTGTCCCGCGCGGGTGTACCGCCCGAGGGCTGCGACAATAAAATGCTTGTTGCCTTTGCTTTGATGCAGCAAGCACAGGCCGGTGACGTACAAGCGGTTAAAGAACTTCGAAGCATTATCGGAGAAGATACCAACGCCACGCTCATAAGCGCAGAAAGCGAGGACGATCCGATCACGAAGTCGCTCAAGGAGGATTTCAGCAAATGAGTTTTTCCGCAAAGCAAAAAGAAATTCTCCATTTTCCTTACACGGGTAAATCCGCGCTGATCTGCGACGGTGCGATCCGTTCCGGCAAGACGTCCGTCATGTCGCTGTCGTTTATCTTGTGGGCGATGGGTAACTTCTCCGGGCAGAACTTCGGCATTTGCGGCAAGACAGTCATTTCCGCCGAGCGTAATGTCATAAAGCCGCTGATAGGGATTAAATACCTACGCGAACAGTTTGCCCTACGCTTTGCAAATCACGTTCTGACAGTTTCCAGAGGCCATAAAACAAACACGTTTTATGTGTTCGGAGGCAAAGACGAAGCGTCCTATATGCTGATTCAGGGTATTACCCTCGCGGGTGTCCTGCTGGACGAAGTGGCTTTGATGCCGGAATCGTTCGTGAATCAAGCACTAGCCCGCTGCTCTGTCGAGGGTTCAAAATACTGGTTCAACTGCAACCCGGAAGGGCCGTTTCATTGGTTTTATCGTGACTGGATTTTACAGTCGGAAAAGCATAACGCGGAGCACCTTCATTTCCTGCTGGAAGATAACCCGTCGCTCAGTGCGGAGAAAAAGCAGGAGTATTACAACAACTATTCCGGTGTCTTTTATGATCGTTATATTCTCGGTAAGTGGGTAGCAGCTGACGGTTTGATTTATCCCGACGTTGCCAACGGGCAGGGCATTGTGGAACCCGCCGACCGGCAGTATGTGAAATATTGCATTTCTATCGACTACGGCACACTTAACCCGTTCTCTGCGGGCCTGTACGGCTTGTCAAAAGGCGTTTGGTATCGGTTCGACGAGTATTACCATTCCGGCAGGGAGACGCGCAGGCAGCTTACAGACGCAGAGTATTACACGGAGTTGGAGCGTCTGGCCGGGAAACGGTATATCAGTGAAATTATTATTGACCCGTCCGCGGCTTCCATGATTGCAGAAATCAGGAAGCACGGGCGGTTTTTAGTTCGAGGCGCCAACAATGATGTTGTGGATGGAATCCGGGAAACGGCCAAAGCGTTTAAGCTCGGCAAGATAAAAGTTACCCGGAATTGTTCCGGCGCACTCATGGAATTCTCCGCGTACAAGTGGGACGACAAAAAGCAGGAAGATAAACCGGTCAAGGAAAACGACCACGCAATGGACGAAATCCGGTATTTCGTAAATACGGTTATGGTCCATCATGGCGGCACGACAATAGGGTGGTGATTTTTAAGATGCAGTCTTTAACAATTGACTTCAACAATATAGGACAGCTCCGTTCAGTAATTCAAAACTATATGTACTCTGAAAACTGCTCCTATCAGCGTATGAAAGCGCAGGCTGAGCAGGGCTTTAAATACTACGACAACGACGATCAGATCAAGAAGACCGGCGCTGCCTATGTGGACGAGGTCAATTCCTTTTTGAAGCATATCGGAAGATCGCCGCTGCATTCTGCCAACAACAAAATCAGCATGAACCGGCACCGCGTCGTTGTGGATCAGAAAATCGGCTATCTGTTCAGTGCGCCGCCGCAATTCGACCTTCCGGCAGACGACACCGAAACCGGCGACGATGCAACGCTGAAATCTGTCAACGACACCATCGGAATGCAATGGCCGAAGGTTATCAAGCAACTCGGCACAGATGCGTCCAACGCTGGCCGGGCATGGCTGACGTACTGGCAGGATAACGAAACCGGCAAATTCGATTATTGGTTTGTGAATCCGCTGACGTGCATTCCGATATACGACCGCAGCACAGTCAAGAAAAAGCTCCTGTATCTTCTCCGGGCCTATGCCTACAACGACCAGAACGGCAAGGCAGTGACGCGCTATGAGGTGTGGTCGGATACACAGGTTGCTTACCTGATTAAACCGGAGGATCGCAGCGGCGTAAAAGCGATCATCAATTTTGAAGTTCTTCCGGATGGCACATGGAACATCCAGCCACACAATTACGGCAGAATCCCGTTTATCGAATTCCGCAATAACGCCCATGCCGACAACGACCTGATTATGTACAAGGATATTATCGACGCGCTCGATAAACTCGTTTCCGGCTTTGCGAACGATTGTGACGACATTCAGGAAGTCATTTGGGTGCTGAAAAACTACAATGGCGAAAAAGAAGTACCCGCTTACGGCAAAGACGGCAAGGTAGTTACGGACGAGGATGGCAACCCGGTCATGCGTCCGGTCGACGTTCCGCAGATGCTTAAACTCAAAAAGTTCGTTACTGTGGACGAAAACGGCGGCGTCGACAAAATTCAGAACGAGATTCCGTATGAGGCGCGGCAGGCATTTAGAAACATCCTTAATGAAGAATTCTGGACATCCGCAATGGCCGTTAATCCGAACCCGCCGAGTGGAACCGGCAATCAGTCCGGCGTGTACATTGACTATCTGTATGGTCTGCTGGAACTCAAAGGTGGTCTGATGGAAACCGAATTTCGAGATTCCATCGATGAATTTCTGAAAGCTGTTCTGCACTACCTCGGAGCGGATGAAACGAAGCAGTTCAGGCAGACGTGGAAACGCACGAAGCCGCAGAACAACACGGAAACCGCTACGATTCTGTCCACCCTGCCCGATACGGTCATGTCGGACGAGACGAAGACGAAGAACGCGCCGTTTGTGGACGATTGGCAGGCAGAGCGGGCGCAGATCGACAAGGAGCAGAAGCAAAAGGAACAGAATATGCTTGACCAGTTCGGGCAGCAGCACACGGAACCGGACGGGAACGGGCAGGAACCGGGTGCACCCGGGCAGAAAACAGGTGTGCCGGATGAACCGAAACCGCCGCAGGATAAGGGGGAGCCGCAAAAATGAAAGAACAGCCGAAATTATGCCCGTTTTGTGGGTGGGGAACGATTGTAGATATGGGAGGTCTTTTCTCTCATGCTGCCGGGTGCAATTCCTGCGGAGCGAAAACGAGAAACTGTAAAACCTGGGAAGAAGCCGTTTCCGCATGGAATCAACGAGCATATCCATATTCAACTAACGGAACAAAGCCGGTGTAGCCGATGGACAGTAAATCGTATTGGGAGCAACGCGCCGCCGACAGCATAGGCCGCATGGAGAAATCCGTGAACGGTCAAATCCCCGACCTTGTGGACGCATTCGAAGCCGCAAAACGTGATCTTAACGATCAAGTGGAGCGGTTTTTCGTGCGCTATGCCAAAAACAACAAGATTTCACTTGCCGAAGCACAAAAGCGGCTTTCGCTTTCCGAACTCAAGGACTTCCGGGGCGACCTTGCGGAGTATGAAAAGCTTGCCAAAAAGTCAATCGGGCACTTTGATTTACAGGTTGACAATCTGTCCGTGAAAGCCCGTGTACCGCGCATTGAAGCCTTGCAGACGCAGTGTGACGGTATTCTGCAAAAGCTTTATCAGGAGCGCCGCGACCAGATTAACGGCACGGCAACTGATATTTACACGTCGGAATATTATCACCGTTTATTTAACATTGAGCAATACACCGGGTTCAAATTCAACTATTCTCAACTCGCAACGTCGGCAATTCAGAAAGTTTTGCAACAGCCGGTAGAGGGCATGGATATTTCGGAACACCTCTGGCGGCAGGATATCGACACGGGTTTCAAGATTCGATCGACGCTGAACGACATGTTCGTGACAGGCAGACCGCCGCAATACTTCGCTGACCAATTGCAAAAGCAGATCGGTGCGGTTCGGGTGGATAAATCCGGTGCAGTAACCGGCACGGGCAAAAAATACGAAGCCTATCGTCTGCTATACACCGAATCCGCACACGTCACGAATCAGGCACAGCTGCAGGCTTGCGACGACGACGGAATCGACGAATTCGAAGATATCGTTACGCTGGACGGCCACACATGCCCTGATTGCGCCGAATATGACGGCAAGCATTATCCGGTAAGCGAGGCCATTGAGGGCGTTAATTGCCCGCCGTGGCATCCGTTCTGCCGCTGCACAACCGCGCCGTATATTCCGGAGCTGGCAGGATTGTCAGGCACGCGGGCGGCACGCGGGAAAAACGGAGAAACGGAGTCCGTGGACGACATGAGTTATGTAGATTGGGCGAAAGAGCACAATATCGGTTAATTCGTCCCGCCAATCGGCAGGGCGATTTTTTATACCATTTCGCCGACTGCGGGCGTAATCGGCAGGGCGGCACGAGGCGCGACCTCGTAAAAAAGCGTAGCCGCAGAAAGGATCTATATGGAACGCAAATTTTTGAAAGATCTCGGCCTCGCCGATGATGCCATAGAAAAGGTTATGGCCGAGAACGGCAAGGACATCAACGAACTGAAATCAGCGGGCGAAACAGCAAAGACCACACTCGCAGATTTGCAGAAACAGATCAAAGACCGGGACAAACAGCTTGAAACGCTGAAAACGTCTTCCGGGGACAATGAGGCGCTGAAAAAGCA